AGCGTTTGCACGCCTACATCGGTCATCAGGTCGTTACGCACGTTTTTAGACAGGTCGCGCTCTGGCGCAGACTTCTCTTGGATCGTGCGCATCAACGAGCGCACGCCCGAGTTTGACAAGAAGATCACATCCGAGCTGGTCGTTTGCACGCTGTCGCGGGCCAAGCAACCGATACCGCCCACCGTGTCCGACAAAGACATCGTGGAGGGTGTTGTTGCGCCTTGGTACACCAGAATCTGGCGCTTGCCAAAGATGAACAAGAAGCCGTTATGCGCAGCCAAGCCCTGCACCTCATCAGCGCCGTTTGGCCACACTCTGGAGGTGTCCAGCGTACCTGTGGTGCCGCCCGACCAAACGTGGCCTGCAATCAGGTCAGAAAAGGTCACAGTGACCTTATCGGTGCTGGAGCTGGCCACCCACAGGCGACCGTAAGCAGACAGCGCAATGTTGGCGTTTGGCACTGTGCCAGCGTAGCCTGTCTTCTCGCTCACGCGGCGGTAGGTCGTCGTGCTGACGGCTGGGTCAAAGATCAGCGGGTCGTGGCCGGTCTGGAAGAAGTAAGTGATGCCGTTGAGCGAGGCCACCGACCAGTTGCTGGCCGTGATGGTGGGTGCAGTACCCCCACCCCCGTAGGTCAGCTCTACAACGGCGTTGGAGGTGCCCAGTTTGAACAGCTTGTTGTTGCCAGCAAACAGAACGGTCAAAGTGCCGTTTGACTGCACCAGCTCATGGATCACACCCACATCATTGGCGCCAAGAGCGCCAGATGAGGGGTTAACTCGCGTCCAACCCTTACGGGCGCCGATGCGACCATACTGGTCGATCACGCAATTAGTCGCCACCAAAGCAAAGCCAGACGCAAGATCGAGAGGCGAGTCTTGCGTGTTCAGCCCGAAGAAACCCGGGGCTGAGATGCTGGCGGTTTGGATGGTTTGGCTCATATCGCTATGAACTCCTGCGCTTCTGGGTAACGTGTGCCTTCCAGCGCGATCTGGTCGGCCAACATCCCACGGTACAACTGGAACGCCTCGGACGAGTTCAAACCGCCATCCTCGCCGCGCTCAACCAAGGCGCGAGAGTAAGCGTTTTGGGCCACCAACACGTCTGGCACCTTGACCAGCGTATTGTCAGCCGACAGGGTCGCTTGAGGCACGGTCAGCGAGAATGGAATGGTGTAGACGCCATCTGGACGGGCGTACAGCACCACCTTGGTGTCGCCGTTGTTGTCAACGCCGTCAAAGGTGTAGGTGTCTGGAATACCTGTGCCCGGCGTTGCAAAATTCTGAAATCGGTTCATCTCCACAAAGCTGATGTTGCGCATCCCGACATTTGATGTGACGTTGATCACATCCATGACTTGAAACTTCTGGCCAGCACCCGTCAAAGAGTATATGTAAGTGCCTGGCGTGGTTGTGACGGTGATCGTCTCGCCCAACACGTTCCATGCGTAGGCATCTTCAATCTGACGTTTGGCATCGTTCACAAACTTGCCGATCAGACTGGAGTACGATGTTTCGTTGACTGTGGAGACTTGTTCCTCGCGCAAGCGCACCAGAACATCATTGACAAGTTCAAGGTAGGTCATTGGCGTGTCAATCCGATTTGTTCAAAGGTTGCAAGAACAGAAAATGTGGACCCAGCCTCTGAAGTTGCAGTTAAATAATCACCTTCTTCCATAACAAAGTATTGTGTTTCTGAAATAAGTGATAGCGTTGTTCTTGCAGATAAAACTTGCTCGCTAACAATTAAAGTTGTTGTTGCAGTGCTTGCGTCATACCAACTAAACGAAATATGCTTGCTAGGGGATGTGTTGCAAGCATGAACGAGAACGCATTTTGCGTAATAGCCAGTAGGTACTGTGTACAGCGTAGTAGCTGTAGCAGCAGTTAAATTCTTACTGACGGATATGGGTCTCATTTCTTGTTCCTTGCGGAAATCGCCTTGGCTTTCGCCTTAGCGTCCTCTTTGGACGATGCGCCCCAAGCCTTCAGAGACAAGAGTAGCCGGGTGGGCTTTCCGTCTTTCATTTCAGGCCCAGGCATATTGCCCATGCGTGCTAAGAAGGAGGCCCTACGAGGGTTGTCGCCCGACTTCACGGGAGCTTTGAGATCACCCCCGGTTGACGCATTATAAGACGCCCGGCCCTTGGCGTTCAAGCCCCCGGTCTTGGATTGTCCTTCTTTGCGTTGCCAGGCAGGCGTTTTCATTTTTTCTTGGCCGTCTTAGCCGCAGCCTTGAAGGCCGCAGCAGTTGGGGCACCCTTGGTGCCGGGCTTGCGCATCTTCTCGCCAGAACCCGCTTTGATGCGCTCTTTCTTGGCTGCGATGTTGCTGTAAAGACCGGGCTTCATTTTTTCTTTGCCTTTCCAGCTTGCGACAGCGCAATGGCGACTGCCTGTTTCTTGGACTTGACGATGGGGCCACCTTTGCCGGAGTTCAACTCGCCAGCCTTGAACTCGCGCATGACCTTGCTAATTTTCTTTTCGGCTTTGGTTTTCATTTTTTCTTCCGCTTGTTCTTCGCGGTGCGTTCGCCGCGCTTGGGCATGGGTTTCTTGTCGTACATGATTTACTCCTGAACAGTTTCAACAACTTTACGGGGTCGGCCCATGCGCTTGGCTGGCTCAACCTCAACCGGCTCCACAGGCTCTTCAACCAGAACGTAGCCGCCATGACCCTTCATTGAGTCAATGTCGTGCTGCTCTGTGAACGTCACCGTATTACCACTTTGCAAGCATTTGTATGTCGCCATCATTTTCTTTCAGTAGAAAGGGGGTCCGAGGACCCCCTTTTGGTTTAGGCTGGAACAGCCAGTGCGAACAGCGAGGAGCTGCGAGCAGCGCCCACAGTTGCAGCAGTGCGCATACCTGCCACGCCGTACAGCGTATCGGCTGTGTACAGAGTAGACAAGTGCTCTTGCTTGTACTGAGTCTGTGAGCGAACAGCCAACTGCTCAACCAGCACCATCGAATCACGGTGGCCCATCAAGCAGATACGAGCGCCAGCAGATCCGGAAGCTGTGTCAGCGTTGCTGGTGGTGAACACAGGGATGCCGTACAGGTTGCCGATTTCGCCAGTGCGGATCGCATCGCCGTTGCCAATAAACGCTTGCTCGGTGTAACGGGCCAGGCCCATCAGAGTGTTGCGGCTAGAGGGTGGGATGACGAAGAAGCGCTGGTCCATCGGGGTGTCGTTGTCGTCCAGGCGCTGGATCGTGCGACGGATGGCTGCGTCAGTCAGTGCAGTCTGGTTGTTGCTTGCGGCAACATAGCCAGTGGTGCCGTCGCCGCCGATGAAGGCGTTGGCGTACACGTTGGTGCCAGCACCACCGTTGGACGAACGGCCCAAGCGGATGATGTCGGTATCCACAGCACGGGCCAAGGCGTAACCAGCGTCGGCAGTGTAGAACTGACGCATGGACGACAAGGCTTGCACTTCGGTGATGTCCTCAATGAAGCGGCTGTACTCAAAGTGGCGGTTGATGGTAACAACCACTTCGGTCTCAGTGTCCGCGATCACGTTGACGGCCTGCTGGGCAACTTTCAGCGAAGCATCGCCGCGAGTTGGCGCGGGGATGTGAACTGTGTCGCCTTTTTTGCCTTTGAAGTTCATCTTCATGACCAAGTTGGCCATGACGAGGTTCTTCTTATAGGCAGCAACAATTTCGTCGCTCCAGATTTCTGGGATGAACACGTTTGCGGTGGTGTTCGTTACTGCTGGGGTTGGATATGGCATAGTAAATTCTCCAAAGTCAAAAAGTTAGGTCACTTGACCCGGCCCTCTGCGTAGGCTGTGAGTATTTCATCGTTCAGCGCTTCGTATCGAGCTGGGTCGGTCATTTTGAGCCGAATCAGGTCTGCCCTGCGATAGACTCGTTTGGAACTCTCGCCGCTTCCGCCAACATCGACTTGCGCAGCCTTCATGCTTTTGGTGCGAGTAGCACTGTCAGCAGTCGTGGCTTGCTTGGCTTTTACTCCGCGCAGCTCTTTGTAGGTGGACAGCAGCTCATTTGCCGAATCGTAGTCAAACTCACCATCAGCTTTTGCGTAGAGGCCCAAACGCACAGGTGAAGACTTCACCCAGTTTTGGAACTCAGAATCACCGGCTATCTGTGCGTAGTCGGGATGGTCTTGCGCCAGCTTTTGCTGAATCTGCATCCGTTTGAAGTCTTGGCCCGCTTGGCGTGCCGCAAGAACATCGGGATGTCTATCAATCGTCGCTTGAACCGCTTTTTGCGGGTTCTCAAAAAAATCTACTTCCGGCTCTTCTGGTGCAGGTTGTTGTCTGGAACTGAGGTTCTGCTTGAGCAACTCGTCAGCCAGCTTGCGGACCTCGCCGACCTCTTGGGCCTGCTTGCCAATCAGCTTTTCAGCCTCTTGGTGCATCCGCACGACTTCTTCAAGACTTTTGGCCCTGTATTTCTCAGGAAGTTCTGACGTCTTAGCTTCTTCAATTTCGAGTTCGCCTAGCGACTCAGGTTCGTTTTCAATCAACATACTGTTTCCTGCCTTTTAGGTTGTAGGAGAATCAACTCGGCAATATTGCTTATGAGTTGGCTTTGCGCTCTGCCGCTAACTTGTCGCGGTGCTTTTGGTCAAATTTCATCCATGAAGATGGAAAATTGCCCGACCACCCTTCCAAGTTAATAGACGGAGCGCTTACGACGCGGTGGGCGAACCCCCCGCATCCACACAGCACTTGGGTGGTCTCATAACCCACCAAAGCCTCTGTGCGCTGCCCGCAATCGCAGGCAAATTCATACATTCTTTTCATTCAAATCCTCATACGCTCGTTCGCTGACCCCTTTCAGGGTTTTCAGCCAAGTCAGGATAGAAATCTCGCCTTTGCGAAATTGTAGACTTTTTTCATCCGCAATGGTAGAGACGTTGTTCATTGCCTCCAACATAACGTCTACGTCTTCCATCAGGTCAAGCCAGCCTTGCTGGGAAAACAAATCAAAACGGTCTTCGTAGTACTTTTGAAGTTCGGGTGTCATGTGTGCGTTCGGTAAAAGTTTCAGGCGTCGTCAATGACTGCCAAAGCCTGGTTGGTGTGCAAAATGCGGTCGTCCAGCCCAATTGTGCCGCCATTTATGCGTTTTGTGAGCGCCAAGTTGTTGCCGGACTCGGCCAGCGCGTTGAGCTTCTGGGTGTCCCAAAACCAGCCAGCCGTCATGGCCGCGTACTGGGGCTTGGCCACTAGGTCCGGCTCCATGATGAAGTCCACGCCCAGCGCCTTGCCAGCGTGAAAGTAGTTCGCCGATCCGGTCAACTGGATGCAACCACGACCGCGAAAACGATAGCCATCACCAGAAGCCTCGTCGCGGTTGGACATACGATTGCTATAAATACGGTTTGCAATTTTCTTGGGTTGGCGCTCATATGCAGCAGCTTCTTCAGGTGTAAAGCCCCATGTGCGCTTGGGCGTGCGTGGAAACAGCTTGAGCAAGGTTGCAGCCCGGTAATTCAAATTCTCCTCCAGCACCTTGAAGTTGGCACTCTCATGGCCGCATTGGCCAATGAATGCCGCCTGCTGGCGTGGAGTCAAGATGCCAAAGCGTTCAAACGTGGCGTTCAGCGCATCGGCCCAATGTGGGGCAATGTGCAGTTGTTGC